TTATTTTACGTTTGGAGCCACCATATTTTCAGGACGAACCACCTGATCAAACTGTTCTGCAGTCACCAATCCAAGTTCTACTGCGACCTGTTTTAAGGTTTTACCTTCTTTATAGGCAGTCTTGGCCACTTTAGCTGCATTCTCATAACCAATGACTGGATTCAATGCAGTAACCAGCATTAATGAATCATGCAGGAAGTGTTCAATCTTGTCACGATTAGGTTCGATTCCGACTGCACAATTATCGTTAAAGCTGTTACATGCATCGCCAAGCAGTTGGATAGACTGCAACAGGTTATAAGCAATTACTGGCATAAAGACATTTAACTCAAAATTTCCTGATGCACCGGCCACATTAATCGTCGTGTCATTTCCTAGAACTTGAGCAACAACCATGGTCATGGCTTCACTTTGGGTTGGATTCACCTTACCCGGCATAATACTTGAACCCGGTTCATTTTCAGGAATACGTAATTCACCAAAACCACAACGTGGTCCGCTCGCCAGCCAGCGAATATCGTTGGCGATTTTATTCAGGCTAACCGCTAAAGTCTTTAAAGCACCTGAAGCAAATACTGCTGCATCACGGCCGGCCAAAGCTTCAAACTTGTTAGGAGCAGTGACAAAAGGCAAACCTGTTAATTCCGCTAGAGTATCCGCGGCCTTAACAGCATAGTCTGGATGGGCATTCAAGCCTGTACCGACGGCGGTTCCACCCAGTGGCAATTCATATAACCCTTGCAAAGCCTGATACAGACGAATCATGGCATGATCCAGTTGAGAAACATATCCACTAAATTCCTGACCTAAAGTTAAAGGTGTGGCATCCTGAAGATGGGTACGCCCAATTTTTACAATCTCAGCAAATTCCTGGGATTTGGCATGCAAGGTATCACGTAAACGTGTCACTGCCGGTATTAACAGTTCATTAATCTGTAAGCTGGCTGCCACATGAATCGCGGTCGGAAAAGAGTCATTGGTCGATTGAGCGCGGTTGACATGATCATTTGGATGCACAGGCTTTTGTGCGCCTAAAGGATTGCCCAGTTTCTGGTTAGCAATATTGGCAATAACCTCATTGCAGTTCATGTTACTTTGCGTGCCCGAACCGGTTTGCCATACAACTAGCGGGAACTGATTATCCCATTGACCGCTAATCACTTCATCCGCAGCACCGATGATATAGGTCGATAACTCATGAGGAATCTGGTTTAACTCGGCATTGGAGATTGCAGCTGCTTTCTTGACCAAGCCCATGGCACGAATCATGGCGCGCGGCAGATGCTCATTGCCAATCTTGAAGTTTTGTAGACTACGCTGTGTTTGTGCGCCCCAGAGTGCTTCACTCGGTACAGCGACTTCTCCCATCGTGTCATGTTCAATACGTGTTTGCATGCTCAACCTCAATTGTTATTCCATGTTTTACTCATTTAGACAGCAGCTTCAATGCTGTACCCTATTCATTCATCTTAATGAGTTTGATTAATTTTGCAAATGATAATTATTATCAATAATTAGCTTATAGGATTTTAAATCACTGCCCTCTTAACGCATTCTGATAGAACAACCATTCATCCTCTAACATTTTCCTTAAGGTATAGCGTGGCTGCCAATGTAACAACTGTTGGGCTTTATCCGTATTAGCACCCAGTTGATCCATTTCGGCATGTGGATATGGCAAAGCATCTACTGTAGGAACAGCAGATTGGGTGACTTCTGTAACCTGATCCAGCAAAGTCTGCATTGAGATCAGCTCTCCAGCAATATTAAAGGCTTCGCAAGTCCATTGTTGCTGTTGAGAAAGCCAATGTAGTGATTTGAATACCGCATCACAGACATCCATCACATGCAAAAAGCTGCGTTCTACCGTATAGTCTTCGGTCTTGGCCTGACGGCGCAATTCCAGATATTCACGCTGCTTCGCACCCACCTGCATGGCCAGAGGCACAATATTCTTTGGTAAAGGTGGCACCCATTCACCTAAAATGCCATTTTCAAAAGCACCCGCGACATTGGAAAGACGTAACATCGCAATACGCCATTCATTATCTGTCTTGGCAGTATCCCGGATGATTTCTTCCACCATCTGCTGTGATTTAATATAAGGGTTTGGATAAGTGTAATTGAAAGCCTGATCTTCTTTTAAATCTGTTCCGGAATGGCCATATACAGCCAATGAAGATAAATGTACCAGATTGCGCACTCCGGTACGCTGCATGGCACGCATCAGGCTCATGATACAGCTGACATTATCATTATAGTATTCAAGTGGTTTTAAAACTGATTCTTCTAATGATTTAAAGCTTGCAGTATGAATGACAGCCTGTACCGAATTCTGTTCAAAAACTTTATTTAGTGCTGGAGTGTTACGGATATCAATTTTGACAAAAGGCACATAGCGGCCAGAAATAAATTCAAGGCGTTCTAAGGTCTGGAGACTGGCATTGGCCAGATTATCGACCACAATGACCTCTAGTCCTTGTGCCATCAGACTTAAAGCAATATGTGAGCCTAAAAAGCCTAAACCACCCGTCACTAAAATCATTGTTTATCAACTCCATATACAAATCAATTACTTATAATTGTTTGGTGCAAATTTGGTGTTTACAATGACTTATCCACAGACTCTAAAACATAAAAAACCGACTCAAAATTTCTTCTGAGCCGGCTAATCTGCTCAATAAGTATAATTCATATTACAGAGTGGATAAACCGTAATTGTTGGTCTTGTGAATAATTAATGTATCCTTAATCTGTCCACTAATTGAAAAGTCCTCACCGAGAGGACTTTTCTACAATTGATACAATCGCTTTATGTCTGTTTTTGCAATCTACATATTTTCGCCGGTCATCAATCATTACCCGGATGATTTCTTTTGCTTGGCCAGATTTAAGTTCCAGCAGATCAGGGCATTCAGTTTTCAGATTTTCCGGAATCACCAGCTGCGTTGACCAAATGCACCCCGTCATCATCGAAACAAGTATTGATATAAACAGGACGCTCAATGACCGTTTGCACTTCACGTGTAATGGTTTCTGATTTGGATCGCTCAACTTCTTTTTGTTGTTCATAATTCTTTGCTGCCTCGTTTGCATTTTTCTGCCCCTGTTTTTCAGCATCAAGGTATGGCTTCAGTTTTTTATCGATCTTGTCCTGACAGATAATTTCTGCATTCAGTACCTTGTATTCTGCCTGGGTGCGTTTGTACTTCTGCCAGCCACCCCATAAACCAAACCCAATCAGCATTGCTAAAAGAAAATAAATAATTAGTTCATAAAACTTGGCGATAAAGGCTGACATCAGTTCACCCCCATGCACTTGTTGTAACGCTCAACTTGTCGGGTCCACACGCCATAGCAATTGTTAGAACGAATACTGCAGTCGCGCTTGGCCACATACTTCCATTTCAAAAGTGATTTACACGCCTGGATATATTCACGCGCTTTCAAATGACGAAGCATTGACGATCCAGACCAGGCACTTGTGCCGTATTGATATGTGAAATCTAGATACAGATCATATTCAGGCTGTGAAATTGGAATATTTAAGACGGTTTTGTTGAAGCGTTGCGCATCTTTATCCATATGCAACTTGAGATATTCAAACGCCTGTTTGCGGTCAATTGCTGGATCTGTCATTTTGACGCGCACACCATTTGGATAAACCGTGGTGCCGTGGCCAATGGTCGGCACATCACCCTTAACAGGAATCACTGGCTTAGGTGTATAGCCTTCTTTTATTGCTGTGGCTTGCACCTGTTCATCACTTGGACCAGTGATCCACATCCCGGCAGCAAGCACCAGAGAAGAACCAATCACGTAATATTTAGTTTTATTTGACATTATGCTTCCTCTCTCCACTGCTTGATCCGGAGCTGGTGAATTTCATCAGCACGTTTATTCTCCAGTCGCTTGTAATACCAGTTCACAGCAAAGCCACCCAATGCAATAGCGATACCCAGCCATGCCAGGACGTCGATTGATGCAAGGTATGCCACGAAACCAGAAGCGGCCCCTGCATATGTTGTTTTTGAAGCAGCGGAGGAAACGGTTGCTGCCATCTCCATTACTGCTGATTTCTGATCGGACATGCCGCCCCCAATTTTTGACATTAAAAAACCCTGATCTAATTAAAGATCAGGGTTGATAGTGATTTGTTGTGTGGAAAACACTATATTTATTTATTAGGCATCAATAGCTCCGAATGCTTTCCACACTCCTGGACTGCCGCCTGTTGTGCAAACCCAACCAATTTTCCCGCCATTGGACGGAGATTCATTCCAAACAATATTTCCTTTATCCCATGTGCCTGTAGTTGGTGCAGCAGCACCTACAGTTTGATAGTGTGTATTACCCATTGTTAAACCATTATTAAACCATGGACGGCTAACCTTGAGCGTGGTGTTAAAATCCTCTAGGAAGAATACAATACCACCCCCATCATTGACGCCCATTACAATACGGCCACTTACATTTGATAAAATACCAAATGAGGCTGTCTTGACTATATCGCTACCGATTTTAATTCCGTTTAAGCCAACTTTCGTGAACGCTCCACCTTTGCCATCATAGATATGCTGTGCGGATGTTGCTGCTGAAATTTGTTTTGTCACTAATCCAACGATTGTTGGTAATAAATGGCTTTCTGTATCGGATAACGGTTTACCACCTAGTGCGTTGATAACTAGCGAACGAGCATTAACACTATATGTTGAGTCGCGTTGACCCTCCGCATAGCATCCGTTGTATAAATTATTTGCGGGTGTCTGTGGTAGTCCGCTATTATCATGCAACCCACCTTGCATTACATAATCACCCAACGTATTAACATGGGCTTGGCAGGCTGTATAAACACTACCGAGCAAATTACCACCATAAAAACCAAATTCACCATTATAAGCTGCGCCACAAGTGTCATAATTAATCACATTCGAGTCGTCACCGTATTCGGCAAATCCGCTTTTACCATTCCACCCTGCCACACATTGTACGTTTGCACCTTGATTTGCAATACCGTCTATACGACCACCGTACACTGTTGCAGCAGCATTAACATTGGCGGCAGTTAAAATACCATGTTTTGCATTGTGCATTGCTGCAACACCAAAGAAGTTACATGGGGCATTTTTGATAATACCGTGTTCACTTGAGTTAATGACTGCAATATTTTCTAAAACCGCACCTGTACCTGAGACAACAACTTGACCAGTCGGCTTATTAATAATTCCGTATTGTGTATCACTCCATGTAAAAGCATGTACAACAAAAATAGCTGCCTTATATGTAGCTGTACCAACAGGGGTTGCACCAGCAAAATTAAAGATCGTTTTACATTGCTCACCTTGGCCAATACCTCGAATTTGGTGTGGTCGTGTTATATAAAACCCTTCTGAGAAATTATATTCCCCAGCAGGTACAAATATATCCAAAGCCCCACGCTCAGGAAAGGCATTATTTAATTTGAACCAGTTTGATGAATTTAACTCTGGTGAGTTTGTTGGAAGAATACCCCAATCCCGTGCGTTAATCTGATCCTTGTTTCGTTCAGCTTGAGCTGCGTTTAGGTTTTCTTGGTGCTCAAGAACTCCCTGAAGGTTTTTATCTTTGTACACAACAAAAGAGGCGTCCCATCCCTTATTAAAGAAATCCACGAGAATAAAAGCGCCATTTCTATTTTTAATCGCAATGGAGTGTTGTGCTGTCTTTAAGTAGACCTTAGTTGGGCTTCCGTTGCGCACTGGGTAGCCATTGCGCGTGCGGATTGGGTGTGTGGCAGGCACAGTAAAGTCAGCATCCCAAAACACCTCCACTGGAAAAAGTTCTGGGTCTTTTCCGTACTCCCCAAAAAACAAAAAACCCGCATCAAGCGGGCTTCCATCAATATCAGCAATGGCTGTGTATGGTGCTAAAAACATGGTCATAGCGTAAATTCCATTATTAAAATTTTGGCAATAAAAAACCCGACCTTAATGGATCGGGTTTGATTGATTTGTTGAGTGGCTAGAACTTGCCTGAGCCTCCGGCTGGCTTTTCAAATTGCTTTATGATGGCATGTGCCCTTGCTACCTCTTTTTTACCTTTCATATGCTTCACCGCCTCTCGCAATGCAAGCGTTACAGGTACAGGCACAGGCATTCCGGTGAAAACCGTTCCAATAGTGGCATCCATCATCGTTGCTATCAGTGTCCCCGTGTTTGACCAGTTGACACCAGTGCCTTCAGGAACGGTTTTGATGATCTTGGCAAGTTCTACAGCATTGCGAATCTTTTCAGCTTCCTGTTTTCCAAGGAGCGTATCGAGTCGCTGTGTAGTGCCATCAAGAGTCTTAACCACCTTTTCCATTTTTGATGCAAGTAAAGCATTATTACCCTGGGCGTCTTGAGCACCTGAGAAGGCTTCGTTACGGATCTTGTCGATGATCGATGCTTGCAAATCATTCCAAGCCTGCTCACCACCTTCAGACTGCAGAATCTTTTTCTTAACAAATTCTAAGTCTTTTTGTGAGGTGGTTGGCTTGATGATTCGATTCACAATATTTTCATCAATAATCTTCCGGTCTCCACTGTTAACACCTTTCTTCATTGCAACCAGATCAGAAAGAACGGCTCGCCCCTCCCAGCTTTGTTTAAACTGAGAATACTCTTTGCGAACTGCACGGAAAGCATTACTGCCGCTGTTATCTAGAGAGTTATCTATCAGTTTTTTAAGTCGTGTTTTGATGCGAATATCACCATCATCTGAGTTGCTGCCCAACTCATTGATAAGCTGGCGCCATTCTTCAACCTGATTAACGTTTGGCTCTTGTCCTTTAGGTTTAGGTACTAATCTCCCATCTACTTCATCAGCAACGCCAAGTCGCACTGCTGCGCGTTTTGCATCTCTATAGATTGCAGTAGTCTCAAGATCAACATTTTCATTAATTAAATCCAGTACGGACTGGCTATCTAGTTGAATACCACGCTCATCAGCTGCCTTGATATCGTCTTCTGCCCACTTTGGTCCATTACCAAGATTAACTTTTGTTTGTGCGCCTTCAGACTCGCGAACTGCCTGGTATTTTTTATTTACGGCAGCTCTCTCCACTTTAAACTGAGTTCCAAGCACATCATTTATACGATCACCAACTTCGGCTGCATTGGTTGTTGTTGCACCTTTGCTATAAATCATGTCATCAATAGCACTTCCAAGAGCTTGCTGCTGTGTATTCAAGTGCTCTTGAATGATCTGGCCAGCCTCACCACCTTTACGCGCTAAATTGTGCATTTCTGCCAAGTCTGTAGGGTTGCGTGATACCTGGGCTGTTGTAGAAGGCACATTGAATTCATCAAACAGAGCCTGACGAGTGGTTTCTATTGGCACCGCTGCAGCACCCATGCTACCACCGGTATCGGCAGTACGAAGACCGGCAGCCTCACTAACTTTATTAACAGTGCTCTTAGCCGCTTCTGTAATTGCGGTTACAGGTCGTTTAGCCTGCTCTACAGCTTGAGCAATTACAGGTTTAGCAGCTTGTGCCACTTCCCTAGCTGCTGTGGTCGCCACTGGAACAGATGCACGTCCTAAGGTTGCAGTAGCAGTACCAACACCACCCCCCAAGACAGGCGGCAAGGTATCAAGACCACTGTCTTCAATAAACTCACCCACTGCACCTACAGCACGCCTACCGCCTGCCGTGTTTGGTTCATAGGTTAGAGCATTAGAAAACTGTGTAGCTCGATTTACGGCATTCTGTGCGCCTTGCTGAGTACCAAACGTGCCATCAACGACAGATTCAGCAATACCATGTAGACCACCAGCAGCCTGACCAATCGCCCCACCGATTGCACCAGTTGCCAGAGTTGCACCGGCTTCTAGGCCACCAATGATTTTATCCATAGTGCTGAGCGGCTTTTCTTGTGGTTTTGGTTGTGGTGGCTGATCTTCTCGAATCACGCCATTTTCATCAAAATCAGGTAAGCCAGAAGGCTGTGCTTTTTGCGGATTCTGTTTGTCGAAAGCGTCTAGCAATCGATTCACATTAGCTTGTTTTTTCTGAGGATCAATCTGTTTTTTGGTGGTGCTGGCTTTGGCCTGTTTGTCATAAGCAGCAACCAGCTGATTGATCCGGTTTTGAGCTGGTTTGCGATCCGGTGCCTTTACTTCACCAACCATATTCTGGATATCCCTCCAAGACTTCTTTGGTTGTGCATAAGGTGATGATGGCAAAGACGCCCATTCATTGCCTAATTTACCCACAGCTTTAGTGAAGTCACCTTTCATAACATCACCCAAAGCACCACGGCCTAAAATCAAAGCCACTGCTGCCAAGTCTTGGTTTTTCGGTGAGAAGTCTGTTAATCCGTATTTTTTGGAAACCTTGTCCCATGTTCCCTTTAAAAACTGGTAGCGGCCAGCTGCTGTGGTTGAGTTCTTTTTGCCATCAGTCTGGGTGAATTCTTTTTTGACATTCGGATGGGCTTTTAAATCATCAGAACGCTCATTACCAAATATGGTGTTATACCCATGCTTTACGCCTTCAGCATTCGCAATAACATCCAGCATTTTTCGAACATTCGGATTGCTCAGAGCTTTTTCAAGTTCTTGACGTGTAGCCATACACTTTCCTTTGGGTAATAAAAAACCGCCCGAAGGCGGCTTGTTTGTTAATTCATATCTTACATACTACAACCTTTACTCTCGATTGCATGTCTAACAGCTTCTTTTTCGCCTCTAACATTGGCAAGTTCTGAAGCTTCTACGCCATCACCTTGACCATATCCCCACCACATTGCTTGCATTGTGCTGGTCTTTATCCTTTGCTCTTGAGCTATTACAAGTTGGTTTTCTCTTCTTGCTAATGAGTTCACTTCATTTGCTAATTGTGAGCAATTAAAATTCTCATAACGCAATCCAGATGTATAGGATCCAGTTATTTGTGAAGGTTGAGTTGGCATATTCATGCAACCAACAAGAGTTAAAGCAAACCCAGATAGAATAATATTTTTCATGTGACACCCCTACTTATTATAAATAAAGGTTATCACAAAATATTTAATCAATCCCTAACTGATTAGCAATCTGTTGCATTTCTGCTGGAGATACACCACGCGCTTTTGCAGCCGCCACCACTTCAGCAGAATAACCTTTGCCTTTGGTTGCATAGATCTGAGATTTCTTATTTGCAGTCTGAGCAGCTTTTGAAAGTTGTTTAGCAACTTCCGTCAAACTTTCCTGCACTGTTTTTGGGTCTTGGTTTGGGTTAATGGATGCAATGGATGCTTTTAATGCAGCACCTTCTGATTCTGTTAAAGCACCAAGGCCACGCATCTGATCAACTTGAGCCAGGAAGATTTTAGACTTCATGGTTTCTAGCTTCTGATCAAAGGTGTATTCAGCAGTACCTGGAACATTACGCATTGCTCTGTTCCAGTAGCCACCAGTCGACTCATTAAGGGCTTTCGCATCATTAGCAAGCTGAGCTGCCAATTTGGCACCTTCGGATGCATTTCTGGCTGCTGTCGCAAAGCCTTCAACCTTTTCCAGTCGTTCCATGCGCTGCTCAGGTTTTTCTTTCACATTAAATACAGTCTGGGCAATCTTTCGCTCTTCCTGATTCAATTTTTCATAGAACTGCTGCTGATCCTGGTCAAGCTTTGAATAAAACTGATCGTTATCTAACTGCATTTTTTGCTGTTCAAGAACACGACCTGTTTTACGGTCCTCAATTTGAGACTCAATATTATCAATCTCAGCCTGAGTTTTATCACCGTACCAAAGCGTTTCAGTTTCGGTTTTTTCGGTTTCAGCTTTAGCTTTACCAGTCTGAGCTTGTTTGTTTTCGATCTCAAATGGCGTTAAATCATTTTGATTTAATGCACCCAATACATCTTTAAACTGGCTTGGATTGGTTGAGGCAAGGGTAAGTCCGGTTAATGTTTGCAGCCCTTCAGGGTCTGTTTCAGCCATAGTTGCCATCTGACGCAAATAACCAGCCGTTTCTTTATCACCAGAATTCTCATAACCAACCGCTTCATTTTCCAGAATTGATTTGGCCAAGTCAAAGCGCTTACTTGCTGTCGCTGCATAAATACGTGACGCTGTTTTAAAGGTAGCTTGTTGTTTACCTGAATCCAGAACATCATAAGATCGTTTGAAATCTTCTGCTAAAGCCGGGTACTTCGCCATGATGCTTGCATAGTCATCATGGGTTTTATTCGGTTTTGACGCAAAGGCTGATAGCTCCTGTTGCATCTGCTGCTTCTGAATGGCTTCACGTTCAGCTTGCTCTTTGGCTTGCACAAACTGGCCGATCTGCATGCCTTGAGTAAGACCGGTTACTGCAGTTTGAACAGGATTTTGCACATCAAGCATATAATTAATAGGTTGCATAATTAAAACATCCCCATCATCTTCATACCGCCGATCTGACCAATCGCACCAGTTAGGCCATTCCACATGTTTGCGCTAGCTTGGCCGCTTGCCAAGGCTGCGCCAGCTTGTGCGGCGCCAGACTGTTGATAAAGGTTTGAAATATTACTTGCAGCCTGCATGCCCGCGTTACCGGTTCCAGCTGCTGCGTTCTGACCAAGTGAGGTCATGCCTGCTAGATTTTGATAGCGCTGGTTAATCAATTGATTGAGCAGTTGCGGCCTAAATTGAGCCAATGCAGCCTGAGTGTTGCCACCACGCAGACCACCGGTAGCGGATGCATTTTGCAAAATAGCGTTTTCGCCCTGTTGTAAGTAGGTTTGCATTTCAGCGCTATTATTGATGTTGTTAATCGCTGCTTGTTGGGCTGTATTACCATTGATTCCAAGCAAATCTTGCTGACCAGTCAAACCGCTAAGGCCTGCATCCGCATAAGGTTTTAAGAGCTTCTGAACTGCATCAAATTGTCGACGCTGTTCTTCAACGCCCATTTCAGATGATTGGATCTGAGCATTGGTTGCTGAGTTCGCTGCCTTCTTTTGAGCTCGGCTTGAAAGTACGCCACCAACAACCCCTGCGCCAACTACTGCTGCAACTGGCATAAATACTCTCCTTTGGTCAGTCCGACCACCACTTGATCAACCAACACGCCATTTTTTAAGAATGATTGAGTTAAAACACCTTCTTTTTTAAATCCAAGCCGAAGCGCATAAAATAGAGCTTTTTTATTGGTCGATGGTGTATAAGAAATTGCTTTTTGATAATTACTGAATAGGTAATCAAGCAGTAATTGCCCTGCCTGAAATGCTTCTTTGCCACGCAGCAATAAACAGGTGTGAATTTCTGCAGTTACTGCATTTTGTGGAACAAGCATAAATAGGCCTTTGATTTCTTCATCCTGGTAGATTCCAAGGCACTCAAAGGTGTGAGGTAGTTGCTGTAATTCGTGATTTTTAGTTGCATCATCTGAAATATCATCATTCACTGCAGCATCTAAAATCACACGGTTTATAAGGTTCAGATCATTCAGAGGCTGCAATGTAATCATGTGACCTCTCGACCTGATGCACGAATCGTGAGTGAATCCGCAACACTTGCAATCATGCTAATCGCATCGCCAGATTCAAGAACATGGCCAACTAACTCAGGGCAAACATAGGTTTCGCCAGTTGCTACCGCCTTATCCTTAATGATTGCATTGCCATCACCTACAGCACCACCAGACGGCACCAGATTACAGCTAAACGTCACTGCTGCGCCTGTTGTATTAGTCACCGTCACCTTGTCAATCATGGTTTTAACCGATGCAATGTGCTGGTTGGTTTGTGCGGCTTCCAGACGTTTAGAAGGGATTATATTTTTTACTTTGACAGCCATTAGATCAGCTCCAATGAGTTAATTTCTTGATATTGAATTTGGGTGGGTTCGATGTGGTCTGGTGTGACATGCTCATAACGTGGCGTTAAGTCATCATGCTGGCAGTTGCATTGATGTGCTGGCTCCATGGCCTTCACTTCTGCCAGTGCTTCAACCGCACCAATGAGTGCGATAGCCAAAGCCGCCTGAGTGGTTGCGCTATCTGCAGCAAACAACACTTCTTCAATGTCATCGTCTTGTCGGTTAAATTCACCGGGCACCACATCAAACACTTGCTCAAAAGCTTTTAACACCCGCGGATCTTTAAAGATCTTGGCAAGCTCTTCACGGCTTGGTTTTTTAGGTCTAACTAACATTTAAACCCCCAGTGGCTCTACTTTTGCCTCTAGTCGTGCAACTGATAAGCGTGCTGCCGATGTGCCTGTAAATCGCTGTATGCGCCAGTTTTGCATATAGCCTTGCTGAAACCACACAAGGCGCTTTGTGCGCTCTCCACGCTTACCTACACTGATAAATTTAGGCATGGACCACTCAATACCATCAACAGAGTACTGCGTATAAATACGGGTTTCTTTATTGAAGGCATTACGACCAGTTAAGGCCACCAATTCGAGCTGATGGAAGATTGCACCGCTGGACTCGTTATAAACAATCGCCGTGCCAAACTGCCACTCAACTTCATTCCCCCAGTGTTCACCGGTTTCATCAGTTAGAGTGCCAAGCTTCGGCTCAGTGGTATGACCTACGAACCATTTGTTATAGGCATGAGTCATGTTTCGTGCCGTGTAGCCGTTACCACTGTTTAGAATAAACCAGGTTGGTTGACCAGTGGCCTGCGAAGCTAGTGAGTCATAAACCAAAGTCTGATTTGGTAGGTGGATGTATAACCATGAATGGCCGTCGATCTGACGTGATTCAATCAAACAATCCGCTAATTGTGCTTCAGTGTAATTCGAAAGGATCTGCTCAACTTCACGGGTTGCTACCTTTTGAGTCGTTCCAGATCCAGCAACGTAAACACTGATTGCTTCATTTCGCCCACTACCAAGCATAGCGATTGCATCCATATAAACACATGCAGTCTTTTTGCTTAGTGTACCTTTCATAGTTTGAGCGCCATCAATGCGCTGGAATGGGAAGTATTCACCGCCGACGTTATCAAACACTTCAATAGTGTGTCGGTTTAACACATATACTTCATTTCGAAGCTTGATTAGACCAACGATAGGATCGGGATCGACTTCTGAAGAACCATATTTAAGCGGATTCACTTCAAATGGGTTATTTAGTTCAGTGACAACAATGTTGTTGCTGTCGCTTGTCATGAAATAACCATCCACCCAGATCACATCGCAGACTGTACCTAAATTTGGGTCTGTTACTTGCTTAAGTGTGCCGTTATATAAGTACAAGGCACTCCCTGCATTTATGGCTAGATAATCAAATGAGTAGTCAAATGAACATAGCCCGCCTGATTGCACATCACCCAACTCAACAACCTGACCAGATGCTGTGATTTTTACAAACTTGGTGCCGCAAACTCGATAATGCTCACCACGCCAAACAATTCCACCACGATCTACACCAGGCAGGTCTGCGACATGATTAATACCCTCGGCTGGCCGTAAGTATCCAGCGGAAATCCCCTGCCCTTTTGGTACCGGAATCAGGTTGACAGGATAAGCTGTGCGAAAATCAGAGTTATTGTCAGTATAGATTCCATCCAAAATAGGGATTTGCATATTTACCCCACTCGATACCAAGTATTAGAGAGCTTGTCGTACTTCAATTTAAAGAAACCGTTTGCAGCTAAGGCATTTGGCGCACCAATCACAAGTGCATTATTCCCATCAACCGAGAAATTATTCACTTGTTGAGAACAAGCAACCAATAAGACTTGCCCATCAGTCACAGTGTAACGCTCAGGCAGTTTGATTGAGCCTGTGGTTATGCTTACCGATGGGTTTAAAATCAGATAGGTACCAACCTCATGGTTTTCGATGTCGAGTGTGAAATCTGCATTCGGGTTAAAGTGTTGAATGTTGATTGGTGGATAATCAACTTTCTTAATACTTTCCTGAATTTTCTCAATTAGTAACTCAGCCGGCACACCACGAAAGTCACCATTGTCACCACTCCAAATCACCACAGAATCACATGGACCAATACGATCCGTATTACTTAATCGTTTATTCATTCGAGAAACTCACAGAGGTATCAGGTGCAAAAACTGTTTTGGTTGGAGTGCTTTCGATGAAAGGCAGACAACCGCCTTTATGACCAGCACCACGCGGTAAAGAAGGGTTAAGCCGAACTCTAGGTGGATTACTAAGCATGGCTAATTGAATCGTTTCAAACGCATCCTTCGCCATGGCTTTTAACTCAACCGGCACAGCCTTGCCAAATGATCCAGCCAGCCGAATCGCCAGATTTAAGCGAACTGCTTCAACTGCATAATCTGGAATATGAGTTTCTTCATCCAGATCGCCACTCTTGGCACTTGAGCCCAATGGATAGCCAAAGCGAATATCTTTGGCATCCCATAGGCCCATCATGTTGTCGAGCTTGAGCTTTGCGCTTTCAACCTGCTCCGGCTGCATATCGAACACATAAGATGCAAGTCCTAGTTCCTCAAGAGCCTGCTCAACGATTTGTCTTTTAGTCCAGGACATTTAGCACCTCTTAATTATTCAGAGTCTTTAGACTCATGATCCAGTACCAATTGAGCTAATTCTGGCTTGCCAGCATTGGCTTTGTATTTAATTTCAGCTTTATCAAGAATGGCTTTAAGCTCATCTGCTGGCTTATCTTCCAGTTCCTTGAAACGGATCTTTTTGCGTAGCTCTTGGTTTTCTTTTAGAGCTTCAACCAGTTCTTCTTTCAGCTTGGTGTTTTCTTTAATTTGGGCGTCCAATTGCTCTTGTAGCTCTTTATTTTGTTTGGCTGTGCTAAAACCATCTGCACTACCTGATGCATATTTCATGTCTGGTGATGCATCTGGCAATTCACCAAAACCCACCCAGCCAGAATCAAGCAGCTCTTTTTCCGATTCTTCATTTGATGCGGTTTGGTGTTCGTATTTAGCTTTATTGCCCTTGTAGAGCATTTTTGGATAATTCGACATTTCACTACTCCAAAAATGACGACGCCCGCATATAGCGGGCATTTGTCGTCACGGTTTTATTGTTAGGTCTGATTTTCCAGCATGATACCGGCTAATTCAGGGTTAAGCACTTCCACGTTCGCCCACACAAACAAACGGTAGTTAGCCGCCAATGTATCGACGTTGGAATCGGACAACATCACAATCTGAATGCCGCTGTCAGTGGTTGCTTTACGAACACGCTTACCAGAAGCTTCGAACGGTTCTGTGTTGAAGTCAGCATGCACAATTTCAATCGCTGATTTTTCATAGAACACGCTTGCTGCAGAGGTCTTTTTGTTCAGGATGGTGATTGCCGCATCAGCTGCCGCGCCAGTGGTCACGTTTGCATAAGCCTTTTGAGCTGCTGCCGCGCCATCAGCCGGAACAATTGCAGGTGAAATTGTCCAGTTATTGCCGCTAATGCCGATAATACGGAAGGTTTTAAGCTGACCAGTAGACTGCTTGTTGATATGACCAACTGCGTATACACCTGCAATTGTGAACACATCGCCAACCGCAGCACCTGTACCAGTTTTAACTGCTAAAGTTTGAGTACGGTTATCAGCCGGGATGCCATTCGCATCAGCAGAAACTGGCGTGTAAGACTGTGCACCGCTGACAAGGTAGCCAGAACCCGCAGAGCCAGCAATAGCGCGGCCATAGTCAACACGGAAAGTATCAAAACCTGCAATCGGTGGCAAAGTTGAGCGTTGATATGCATTCATTTGTGCTGTATTCATGGTTTGACGCGCAGCCAAGTTACCAGCAAGGTTTTTCGCCATACGTGGATTTAACAGCATGATACGCTCGCCACGAGTCGCTTGTTGCTCAAGCATCAGGGCATCAGCTTCTGCAGCATCATCGTAGGTATCAATCGCACCCGAATTGATCACTGCTAGAGTGCCGCGCTCTGCAATACGGTTAGCAACCAAAGTATCCAACTTGTTAGAAAGCAGGATGTTTGAGGTTTTAACAATATTGTCAAAAGCATACGGGTTGTTCAGATCCACACCGGTCAGCTTCACCGGTACGTTACGGATATGCGATTCAGTCAACGTTGCTGGAACGGTAAGTTCTACCAGATCCTTGTACTGGCCAGAGATATCGCGACCATCAACGATTTCTGTCATCAAAGGCATTGGACGGTGGAAAGTCTGACCATTCAAAGCAAGTGCTTCAGCAGGTGCTTTGTATTGAGAAACGTTTTTAGAGCTAATGTTGGTCGCATCAAAGCCAGCCACAACATCATCAAAGAAAACATCAATTTTTTTAGCAAAAGAGTTTGGCATATAGAATTACCTTATTTCTGTAGAGATTTTTTGTATTTGATCAGTTCGGTACGATCACCAGTTTTCGCTGCTTTCGCTTCGAGTTGCGCTAACTTTTGATCTACCGCACCAGCTAATCCAGCTGAACCGCTTGGTTTCTTTTCTGGTTGAGTGGCTGGCTTACGTGTCTGAATTTTCATTTGAGAGTCCAGTTTTGCAGCTGCAAAGGCGAATAGAACCGGGTCAGTAATCGCTGAAAGCTCCTGGGCTTTCTTCGGGTTTTTGCCCAGGTGATACATGATCAGTTCAGGGTTTTCGGCCGCATGAATCAAGATGCCCTGCTGGGTTGGTGTGAGCTTGTCTTTTGCAGCTTCTTCTAATTCCCCAAAGTCTTTAACTTTGGATGCTACATTTTGACGACGCTCTTCATAGCTTTGCATTTTCTGCTGCCATGCCTGCTTAGCTTTTTCTTCTTCAGCCTGTTTTGCTGCCTGTTGCTGTTCAACTTGGCGTTTTCGCTCATGCCATTGTTCAACTGCGCTTTCGAATTGATCTTCGTCATAATCAAAGTCGGCAAGCTTTGGTTTAGGCCCAACTTCAATCGGCTTATCAGCCGGTTTAGCCTGTTGCACCTGAGCCTCTAGCTCCTTGATGCGTTTTCGTGCTTCCCGCTCTTTTTTGCGAAGTTCTTTTACCCATGTCGGTGCTGGTTTACCGCTAAAATCATCATCATCGGATGGTTCAGGTTCTTCATCACCCACCGTAATGACAAATTCTTCATCTTCAGACGTCTCATCCTCGGACTGGTTTGATTCATCTTGGGTTTCTTCTGGATCTTCTTGGTTTTCATCTTCCTGGTTGTCTTCAATCGGGTCGATGTTGTCTTCTTCATCCAGTTCTGTACGCAGGTCTTCAATTGACATATTGCATTTCCTCGTTCTGTATAGGCTGAACGGTTGCCTGTTGTGGTTGCATACCTAGCTGGCCGATTGCTTCAAGCACTGCTTGCCGCTCGTCCATGTCCAGGCGTGTCATTAAATCGATTGCTTTGGCTTTGGTTTCTTCTGCTCTTGCTATCGCGAGTTCAGTGTCTGCCTGTGCTTTAATTGCGAGTGATTTATTCTTTTCGGCTTCTGACTGCAGATACAGCGTATTTGCATCAGGCTCTTGATTTTGAGCTTCTTGCGCGAGTTGCTGAGCTTCTTCCTTAGTCGGCTCTACAACGCCCATACGCAGCAATTTCTTGCGATAATAGTCGCGCACTTCATTAACACCTTCGCCTTCCATGTTCATCATAATCATGGATGACAGCACTTGTTGGTCCATTGGATCAGATACCAGTGGAAGCATGTTTGTTAGTGAGCGTACGGTTGCATTTCGCTTGCTAGTCGATGTTGGTCCAATATCAATTGAGACATCGAACTTGGCTTTGGTTAAGTCGTTTGTGTGCTCAACTTCACCTGAAGTCGGGTTATAAACAGGTTTGAATAACTCAATGGAGTCAATCTCGTCCTGGTTCCCCACGGTCTTCATGGTTCGACCATCTTCAATATAGAGTTCAGAGGCCATGGACAGCCAAATTTCACCAGAGCGACGCACTGCTTTGGCAAAGTTCGAAATGTAGATGAAAGATTGCATGCCAAGCTGGTTTTGCACCAAATCAATAGCTTCTGCACTCACATTGGAGCTTATCTTTTCACCCTGCTCTTGATTCCCTAGAAGATCTTTAATATCCACTTCTGTTAATTGAAGTAACGCACCCATTGCTGGCGGTACGCTTGGCGGTTTGGTGTAAGCTACTGGGCCTTGAGCAACAACATTACCCGCCGCATCTTTGAGTGGATGAGCTAACAAGTACGGATAGTTTTGAATATTGTCATTCGCCCACATGTGCGAAACGCCAGCGACCTGTTCAGGCGCTAGAATCGGCTTCTCAACGCTCGAAGAAGCACTGATTTCACCAAGCTTGGACAGCTGCATGTTCTTCAGTCGCTGAGCATCTTTGCAAAGCCGGACATGGCCCATGCAACGCTCTACGTTGTCGATGTACCAGCGCTTGCCATATACCGGCACAATCGGGATATGACGACCAGCGATATAGCCGTAATCCTCAAGAACACCCAGACCAGACATAAGAAGCTTACGAACGCGCTTACGTTCAAAATCACGTACCCGGACTTGTTGTGCACCAGTTGCATTCAGTTCATCAAGAATGCTTGGATCCTCTTCAAGCTGTTCCGCTGTATAACGTTCTTCAGAGCCATCGATTAAACGGAAGATGTGAATCTTTTCCTTAACCTTTTCGACCTTGTAGTATTCAGCGACGTAAACAGAGTCTTTTGAAGCCCAATCAAAGTGACTATTGGTAATAGTCTTATCCCATGAGGATGGATCTTGATCTTCACCATATTCCTCTTTGAATGCATCGCATGACATTGAGGTCAAAACAAAGCAGTATTTGGCATCTGCTTTATCCTGGCGTTTAGCGTCGGGATCAAAGAAAACGCATGTATCAGCATCAAAAATAGGTTCTATTCTGATTCGCTGATGCTCGTTCTCTTCATCATCCTCATCTTCATATTCGGCACGTAAACGCCAAGCACCAAAGCCACCACCTACCGCTTCTTCAAACGCATTGTCATAAGCTTCATCTGCGCCTGAGTCCTGCTCATCTGCACGATAAAGCTTTGCACAGGTATCGGCCAGATCGTCATTACTCACACCGTCTTTGCTAATGAAGTTCACACCGATGCGGTTATTGCGATACTCATTGATAATACGAATGACAGCCAGGTGAATCTTATTGACTTCAAATTTAGGCTTATTTTCAAACTGCTCGCCTAACTTGCCTTCCCACTGAGCCCCAGCAATAGAATAAAATCGACGATCCTCCAAGCACTGCTGACGTTCATCAGCAACAGCACCTTGAGCTTTATCAAATTGTTTCTTTGCGGTTTCGTGGATTTTGGCAAGTCGATCTGCTTTATCAGTCACGACTTGACTCCATTTGATTACCAACGATTGACGGTTGGGATTGGGTTGATTATTGGTGTATTTTGTTTTGGTATGTCATCAACAGCGAAACACATAGATAAAGCATCAGCCATGTTTGGCGATGGAATACCTTGTTTTTTCATTTCCGCTTTACTGACCAACTGAATTAATCTTGAGCCTGATGTTCTTTTTCGTTGCTGTCTGATTAGCTCTGATTTAAGTTGCTCTAAATCTTTTTTATCCATGCTTGCAGATGAAATACTAATCAGTAGTCGTGGGTCTATATATTCACCCTTTACAACAGCCTTATAAGTATTCTCAAAACGATCTCGAAGCAACCACCAATATTGAGCGCGCTTATTTAAAAACACATCCTGATTGGCTTTGTCATCCTTGTAGATACCTGGTGTTGGCTTATCACCACCACCAAAACCATGAACAATGATTGATTTATTTGCTATACGCTCTTTTAGCCCGACCTTGACACCAGCACCTACACCAACAGAGTCGTAAACAAGGATTTCAGAGCGGTTCTCAAATGCCTCATCAAATGCCCAAGCGATAGCATCATCAATATCACCATCTTTTTTTTGCTTAACACCCAAAACAACTGAGCCATGCCTAAACGCAATAGCTTTAGAATCCTTGCCCTCATCGGCTGGATCGAATGCTGTTACCAGCTCGCCACGTGGCTGTAAGTGTTGAAGCTTTAAATGTGCATCAATGGCAGCGTCCACCCACTCAGACTCAATGATTGAGTCATCAAAGGCTGTTCTAGGCTCACCACACCAGATGTTTAAATATTCTTTGTAATTGGTCGACTTACAGCGTTCCATTTCTGTTTTTAATGGGTCTGCAAAGTAGGGGTTGTGCCAATAACAGACTTTTGCTGTGTAGATATATTCATCTTCATAAAAGCCATTCTGATTGATTTCATCAATGTAAGGCGCTGCTAGCAATTGATAGGTATGACTTCCAGTGTCACCAGTGTTCCAAGTGGCGATGATTTCAGAATCTTCTTCACGGATCGTAGGAATCAAAGTGTCCCAACTAAGCTTAGAAACAGTTTCCGCCTCTTCAACCCACATGCCGTTATAACCAAACTTTGATTTAAACGACATAATGTTTCGAGCAAGACCTACAAAATCGAACTTACCACCATTATTTTTGTGCAGGATTTTAGTTGCCTGAATCTCGAATTGATCCTCAATTCCGAGTTCATATATCTTGTGAACAAGTAGTGAGTAGCTTGAATCCTCGATAGAGTTTTGAAACTCACGAGCACACACCCATTTTTCACCAAAGAAAGCCACTTTATAAACTAAATGCTTAGCCACTTCTTGCGACTTTGCTGCACCACGACCACCAAAGAATGACTTGATACGTTTAGGTGAATACAAAGGCACAAAAGCCTCAATCACACTTAGTTCTATCTCCATCAGGTTTCACCACTTTAATTGTAAGTGTTGCCTTTGTTGCAACTTGAACAGGACCACCATCAGGACCAGAGTGTTGCACTTTCTCGGTAAACATACCCAAGTGCTTGCCAAGATGCGCCCAAGCAGAAACACGTGCTGATTGTGTAGAGCCTTCTGCATAGTCTTGAGCTTCTTTAAGTAAGCCATTCACGACCATTTCAACAGTGACCTGAGCTTTATTTGAGAGTTTTTCCTGAGCCTCGGCAATGGCTTTTGCAATGTTGGGTTTTGCTAGGTTTTCACAACCAATGTCTCTTGCCGTCTTTTCGCTATACCCCGCACGAATCGCGGCTTGCGTTGCATTTAGGTCTATCAGATATTCTTCGACAAACCGCTGCTGTTTAGGCGTTAGGTTCGCCATATCTTTACTCCTGATAACACCACTTCAAATCATCCGGCACAGTCAAATGCACATGCAACTGAGTCACAGCAAAGTCATGCACATAATTCAAATACTCGGTCATTTGCTTAACTGTCGCCTTGGTTGTACTGCAAAGCCTGATGACCTGTTCACCGATAGCCTTATACTCATCTGGTTCGGTTTGCTTTACCTTGGCAATGGCATGACACATTTCACCAAACTGCTGGTCATCTCGACGATAGATATAAATCAGAAACTTCTTCTTGAACTCGTAATGGAGTGAATCTTCATCCTGACCAATCTTTCTTCTAATCTCACCAATCCATTTCCAGTAAAGCCTATTCTGCGCTGCTGACCGCTCATCTGGTGTTTGATTGATCCTCACCACCAACGGCTTACCCTCATTAATCGCTTGGTTGTAGTGGGTATGCATGTAGTTAATGGCTTTAGTGATGTCGGCATGCGATTGGATAGGAAACACGGCTTTTTGCATTTCCTATCTCCACTAAATTACTTCTTTGGTAGTTTTGGTATTGGCATCCAGTGCGTTGCATTTGATGTGAAGCCAGACCAGTATTCGGTTGTTAGGTCGCCACGCCCACCTTTGCAATAACGCTGAACTTCCGGGTCCTCATCGCCTCCTGATTCCACCGTTAAAACAGGTTCACTCCAACCCGTCACCCGACCATCTTCAATAATAATTTCAGGCTTTTGCTTTTTGATACTAATCCACTTCATCAAAACACCTCTTTATCTTCCACTACCAACATCCGATTCACTTTCACCAACCACTGATCAAACATTGCTTCACTCTCTGCCCGATTACCCAATTGAAAGGTATCAAACTGGAAATGACAGGAATGGCATAAAGGAACAGTGAACTGATCTGAACTTTTGATCGACCTGCCCTTACCATGCTTAGCATTATTTGAATGAGCAGCCTGGCTATTGGGATTACCGCATCGAATACATGGCAGCTTTCTGATTGCTGCTAATCGCTTTGCATCACGCATACAGCGCTTCACGCAAATTCTTAATACGCTCTTTCAGCTTAATCATGATGCCGTCAATTGCCAGTAGCTCATTTCGTGTCAATCCCGATCTACTGAGGTTCTGATACTTAGACAGCTCAGCACTGCAAAATTCTAAGTCTTGTTTAGCTTGTACTTTGTCTGTCATGAGTACCACCAATAAGAAAAGAAAAACCCCTCAACATCTAGAATGCGAGGGGCTTTGTTTGCCGTAATACGTCCGGCGATTTTGAAATAAAAAAGCCCGCTTAACTCTCTCCAATTAAACGGGCTTGACTTGCATCACAACGTCTTTCTTCTTTTGCAGAGCAACTATATTGCTTAAATATTGCAGCTTTATGAAACAGCTCTTTGCTTGAGTGATTGTTATTTAACTTCTTTCAAACAATCACGACACACCTTGATTTCTTCATCATCAACCGTGTAGTCGATCTCAGTCGCACCGTGTAGACCGAATAAACACATTAAGAATCGGAGCATGCTTTTCTCCAGACAAAAAAATACCTCCTTTATGGGAAAAGGAGGCAGAAACTTGAAAAAGAAACTACAGCGATAGAATCTGGGCTGAATTATATACTTTAAAATATTATATACAAGACCATGTTATTAACTTTTACTTTCAAATAAAAAACCTGCTTAGCTGGAGGGCTAAACAGGCAGGATTTAAATCATCTTTTATTTGTTTTCGTAAGGTTCTAGGAATGAACACAAGATATCATTTGCTCATCACAACTAAGTATAAGAAATATATGCAGAATGTTTTAACACGTAATAATTAAGTTATATTTATTAATAACTTGATCATCATTTACTCAAAAAGATCACTTAATAATCAATCTTGTCTATCTGGCACGCCATGCAGGACTCGAACCCACACCACCGATTTTGGAGACCGATGCTCTACCAGTTGAGCTAATGACGCATTAAGAAAAGCCCTCTCCGCGGGGCTAGACGCTACTCATTAATCCATCATCTCGAAATGGGCTATCAATCTGACTTCTTAACTTTCGTTCTGTATGGGTCGGGTTGTCATCCCAGATCTAGTATTTCTCTTAGGCCCACTCAGCACGTGACTAAATCATGCTGGATTCAAACCACTTATACGGCTGGTTTCTGCATCACACCGTTTGTGCTGATAGTTGAGCAAATTAGTGCACAACGTCACAAATCCAAGTTACCTAATGGCTAACGTTATTTCATAAGGTCACCAATGAGTCAGGTTTAAGAAATTTTAGACAACAAAAAAGCCCACCATTTGGCGAGCTTTCCTTGATGCTTAAACCTATTTTTGACATTTCACGTTAAACTGGTATTCGTCTTGAGTGACCTTAATTTTAATATTTTTATATTTTCGTTTGTTTGGATCCATTGCCGAGCCAGCCACTTCCTCAAAAAAACTACGATCATTCATTAGCTCGCCATACGCTTTATAGCCTAATAAAATCTTTACAGGCTTTTCGCCTTCAGTCACTAATTTACAGAGAGTATCTTCTAGTTTTTTAACAGTTAAAATCGCCATTTCAATTAGAGCTCAAAAACAAAAAGGCATTATCACTTAATTTTATGAATAAATAATGTCAAAAAAGCCCACCTTTCGATGAGCTTTAATGACTTGGTCTCGGTTGAACCGTAATACGACCAGTATAGATAAACTATACCTTGCGTCCATATAGGATGTCAAATATTCGTTTTCCTTAAATTTTTCCGATATTCTCCTGCGTAATGTTCCACCTCATCACGCAATTCATTGAGTAGCAATTCAACCGCATTGCCTAACCATGCATAGCGCTTCGAGTAAGTATTTGGCTCAATATAATCAATTCCTGAAAATACCAAGCGGCCTTTCAATGTGTGATATTCACGCAGCTTTGGACGCAATGAATAGAACAGCTCCATACGTGCAATGTGTTTGCAGAATTGCTGCATATCAAAACTTTCACGCTGCTTATCCATTTCCTCCTGCACCATGCGCCACAAATAATCAGAAATGTATTTTGTGACCACGGAATAATTATCTGTATTGTCCCGGTAATCACCCCATACCAAAATTGACGCATAAGCCTTGGTTTCGTCATTTGGCATCAGAGCAATTGCACCACAGCGATCTTCCCAATTGACAGGGATTTCATTTGTTGGTGGTGTATCTGCTTCATAATTCGCAGTCTTTGCTCTTAACTGCTGCCCCAACCATTCAATGTTTGTCATCTTTTCAGCTACCATCGCATTCATCCCTATTCCCTCTTAAATCACATTCAATGCTTTCAATAATGCAAAAATCAGCAGACCCTGAAGACCTAAAGCACATGCCGATGCAATCTTATGTATCCAGACTTTTTCACCACGATTAAGTTGGTTGTATTGGTTTTCGTGGTACTCCATGCGCTTTTTAACCTGCTTGCCCCGATATATCGTGTAATACAGCGGGTCAACCAGACCGATGCAGTTCAAGAAAAATTGATATGCAATCGACAACACCAAAACCCATAATGCTATTTGCTCTAATTCCATCCCATCCACCCTCAAACCCTTAACTTTTCAACTTGAATAATCAGCTTCCCGCCTTTTTCTGATGGCAACCGCTTCACAAGCAATTCATCCACCTGAGAATCATCCAGAATCAATCCACCTTTCGATAAAGCATCAAAGCAGGGCTTCACGATGTTATCGATGTCGCGTATTTTCGTATCAGGTGGCGCGTATTCGATCTTTACGCGAACTCTGCCCTGATACCCTGCTGGCTCAATAAAACGCTTCATAACGTCAATAAAGTGGATTGCACGCTTACTTAATCGATTGGTCTTGTTTGCCCCACGAATCCAATAGTGATTCACCGAAGGAGGTGTAATTAAAACTTCACACCAAAGCAATTCATCATTCATCACACCAAATCCTTTCCCTTCGACCAGATGAGCCGGAACCTTTGGCATTGGATCTGGATTGGATTTCTTTTTCCCCGACTTGGTTGTTACACCAAATCGAGGACCAATACCGGCTTTTCGTGCCTGTGCTGCGGTGATACGGAGATTAGTCATTAGCACCTCGCAGGGCTTTCTTGATCTCACCAATGCAATATCGAATTGCAAAAACTCGCTCGGATTTTCCAGACTTCTTGTTCTGCTCTAATGCAAATTCAAGCTGCTTGATTAAGCTCGCAGAAGAAGTTCTTAAATTGTCATTTTCCTGCTTAGCCTGGTGAAGTTCCTGAGCCAAACGATCTACTTCTAAAATAGCCTGCTCTCTTGTGAGTTCCTGATCCGCAAAGCACTTTCCATCAGCATGACAATAACCATCACTGCCACAATAACCAGAGCCATGCTTGCATCTCATTACAGCATCTGCCCAGACATTGTGGTTCTTGCTTAGCAAGTCATGTTCACACGGTATTTTTATTGCTTTCATGACCTACCTCGCAGAATTTCTCTCGCACAATTAATTGGTCTAATGTCGGTTCTTGTTAGCCAGGTTAAAGCTTCATCAATCCGTTTCTGCTGGTCCTCAACCTGCTTCTTCTTCTCGATATAACAAGCCTCCATGTTGTTGAGCTGCTCTTTCAGCCCCTCAATCTGCTTCTCATACTTCCGCAGGTCAGCATCCTGCAGCTTGATTACTTCATCCATTTCTTGGATGGCAGCTACTTTAGCCTTCAACATGTCGAATAGCTCAGCTACAGTCTTATGTGCTACATCTTTAAAATTCATCCCACTCACCCCGAATCAAATCTTCATACGCCTTACTTTCTTCATCTGCCGACTGGTGCATCATTTCAAACTGCTGCTGAAGCAATTCCTTTTCCTGTAGATCAGTCGTCCGGTTGATCTGGTCTCTTAATTCTGTGAATCCTGTCATGCTGTTCTCTCCATCCGTTTTTTATAGTTTTTGACTGCCGATGCCTTGTTGCATGAAAAACAGCTATTTGTACTGGTATAGCGAAGCGTTCCACCACAACTCACACATGTAGCCCCATGAAAATGCTTTTGGCCTTCCTCTCTGGCCTTGTTGCGAGCAATCACATTCGGGTTCTTGCGTCTTGCATGTGCGGCTGCTACAGATGCAGCCATCACATTACGCATACTTTTTTGAGCACCACCTACAGGTCGACCATTGAATTGCGAAAACTCACCTGAATAACCTTGTGGCAGAGTTTCCACCTTTCCACCATTTTTTAAGAAAGCCTCAAGGTCACTATCAAGCTGCTCACGTAGACTGCGCTTAGCCTCAATCTGAGCATGAGTTATGTTTTTGCCAGCTTGTACCGACTCGATTCTTTGTTGAAGTATTTCGTTCACGCTGCACCTCCGAATAAATCCAAAGTCCATTCATCACGCGCTGGCTTAGCCTTTGCTTTCGGTTGCTTTACGGGCTCTGACTTAACCGGTTCCATTGGTGGTGCATACTCAAGTTCTAGCGATTCAGGTGCTGGAAATGCCTTATTGAATTCCTCTTGAGTTGGCGCCCAATCAACCAGCTGCCAAAATTCACATCCATGTCTCAAGCCTGCACATACTCGACCCGCCTCAGCATGAAGAAACCAAAAGCTGATAAGAGATGTTTTTTGAGCTGGATTCATGTACTGACAGCGATCTTCTTTTTGCTCTTTAAAAGCTTTAACAAAATAGGTTTCTAGCTTCTGATCAGCTGCGACCTCAATTTCATTTTCACCAATCAAGTCAAGCCAGATTTTGAAGTCGATATTTTCCTGCTCATTCAATCCGGCAAACGCATGATCAGTAAGCGGCGCTGGATAAGTTGTAAGACCGCTTGAGTCTTTGTATTCAGAAATTACACTCACACCCCACCCCCTGCGCTTTCATCAGCTCGTACCGATGCAAAGCGACAAATATCCAAACGATCCATCACCCGAACTACGCCTTTCTTGCCATGACGGTTTTTAGCGATAATGATTTCTGTAATACCACTCGGCATTTCGTCATCACTGTTTACGATTGGATGGGCCAATAAAATCTGATCCGCGTCCTGCTCAATCTGGCCAGACTCTTTCAGATCAGATGCCTTTGGACGTTTACCTTTTTCGGATTCACGGTTGAGCTGTGCCAGTGCGATAACCGGACAATCAAACTCTTTTGCCATGGCCTTTAAATCACGACTGATTGAACTCACTTCCTGATAGCGGTCTTTCTTCGTTGGATCACGTACCAGTTGCAGGTAGTCGATAATGATGCAGCCTAATTTCTTGTAATTGCGCTTGGCCTTGCGTGCATACGAATGAATCTCTGCAATGGTCGGCTTTTGCTTGTCTTCGATATGGATCGGTAGTTTGCTAAAACGATCCTGAGCGCCTGCAAATTCCTGAATCATCCCGTCGTACAGATCGGCATTGTGGATGTTGTCGTATGGGATCTGAGTGAGTGCTGAGATACAACGATTCGTGAATGTCTCTACATCCATCTCGGCAGATACGACCAGTACCGCTTCCTTGAACTGCATAGCGGTTTGAATCGCCACCATTTGCGCTAGAGTGGACTTTCCTGATCCAGGTCTACCACCAATCACACAAAAATGGCCGCGCTGAATGGTGCCCACTACGTTGTCCAGATGAGGCAGATTAAACTTAACGCCTGTGTACTGCTTATTGGCCTTGGCCTCTGCTTTCTGGATCAACTGATCACCAGAGCGCTTTAGTGCTTCAGCAAACGTAAAACTAGACTTCTCCAATTTCTCATTCGTGGTTGCCTTGTTCAGGATATTTTCAGCAGCGTTATGCACATCAGGTACGGTTAAATCTCTTGCCACTTCCTGAATGCTTCGGCCCATCTTTTCAACTTCACGATGCGCTTTCAGCTTGTTGAGTTCAGCAACATAAGATTCCAGGTTGTAGAAACTCGATGGTGCATCTGCCATCAGTGTCATCAGGTATTCAGACGGACTTACACCAACCAGTGAATTTTTCTCATTCAGTTTCTGTTCAACAAAAACCACATCGTACGGTTTGTTCTCACTGGCAAGATCGGTAATGGCCTTGTAGATTTCCTGGTGACGAGTTGCGAAGAAGCAATTTTCATCCAGATCGTTCATCACGGTTTCAAGTGAGTTCTGAACGGTCATCAGTGCAGCAAGTACACATTGCTCGATTGAGTTGCTGTGAAGTTCAATCATTACCAGTCCCCCATGTCAGCTTGAAGGTTTTGGGTGTCGATAGGTTGTGATTTCACAGCCTGTTCAAAAAGTTTCTCAACGAGCTTGTTGTCACGCTTAATCCACTTCACAAAATTTGAATACATCTGGGTGTCATCCACTCCACCGGTGATAATTTTGTTTTTGTAGTGAGGATTAATTTCAAGCAAAATTTCTTCAGCTTGGTCTTGAGTGATTTTTGGTAATCCAGAACGCTGTAACCAAGAATTCAGAAAATGTAAATCTGGTGTCCAGAGATTCAGAATCTCATCCGGTGAATTTTTTGCGTTTGCGCTCTCTTTAATATTTTCTTTAATATTTTCTTTTATAGGGTACGGTTCAACCGTACTACCCCCATGCGGTTCAACCGTACTACCCCCATGCGGTTCAACCGTACCAGTATCGTTTGTTAGTACTACGGTTGTTTGGGATGGGTTTGGGAGAATAGTGATCTGATTTGTTGTGCCAGTTGTACGGGTAACAGAGATTAATTTAAGCTGTTCAAGTTCACGAATACGAGCGTAAACAGTTTCATCTCTCTTGATGCCGCAATACTTTTTAAAGGTATCTGTAGCAATCGATGTCTTGCTGCGATTAAAGCCCACAGTTTGACGCAGAATGAACATGTAGCACTTGAACGCCTTATCACTAAGCTGCGCCATGTACATATCATCAATGACGAAATTAGGCGTTCTAGAGTACTGTTCCGTCACAATGACTGCCTTTTCTGTTAGTTTTTCAAAATCCAGTCCAATGTTCATGACACCACCTGCATTGTGAATTTGCATAATTCATTTTTCGCTTTGGCTACAGCCTGAGAATTGGCAATTGTTTTTTCTGCCATATATCGCTCGACTGGATTTTGAAACAAATAAATCTTTCTGTTTACTTCGATTTCGGTTAAAATTTGATTGTTCATAATTAATCTCTCCGATGAGTTTGAACACAAAGCCTGATCTGAACCATCAGGCTTTTTCTTTACCTGAATCCCCGTGAATCCCTTCCGATCCCTCATGGAATTGAACCTCTGTACTTAAATCCCGCAATAAAGCTGCGACTCCCAAGCGCTCAAAAGATTTTGCTTGTAAATTAAGAACATGCCATTCACCGGCGATTTCCTTTTCTAGGAGATAAGCCAGATATTGGGCTAAGTCTTTACCTTTGATATTTGAGAGAACCTTTGCCCGTTCATGGTTCTCGGGAGACAAGCGAACATGTGTAGATTTCTTTTCAAGACTCATAATTTTTACCTACTTAGGAAGTCCGACTCTCAGAAGTATTTCTTTGGAAACCTTCCCTTTTGTCTTCTTCTCAATAATTTCTGAATAGTTTGTTTGCCCGGTGTACTCGGTACGTGGTAGTGAGCCTTTCTCAATCCACTTGTACATAGCTCTTGGGGTTTTTCCGATCCAAGCGGCTACTGTGTAGACACCGCCAGCATCATCAATACATGACTTTAGGTTCATTTTAACCTCCAATATGAACTTATGGTTCAACTTTAACAAGAACTGATACTTCTTTCAAGAAGTATTAATATGAACCTATGGTTCTTAGGTAATTAAAAATGACTGATCATTTGACTGAATTCTCAGATCGACTTAATGAAGCGCTCGAAAAGAAAGGTTTGCCAGTTCGCGGGAGAGCGACTGAGTTAGCTAACTTTTTTAAAATCACACCTAAAGCTGCTGGAAAGTGGATCAATGGCGAAGCTTTGCCTGACACAAAAAGAATTATTGATTTATCAAAATGGCTGGGTGTTGGTGTTGAGTGGCTTCTCACTGGGAAAGAACCCCCAATAAAGCTAGACAATAATGTTGATCTGTCTCAAAAGATTTCTCTTGATGGCCGTCCTGTTCCTGTTATTTCATGGGTAGCTGCCGGATCTTTTGATCCAATTGAAACCATCCTAAAAGACACAAAGATTGATGAGCATCTTCCTCCACTCAAGGAGTGCGGCAAGAATGGTTATGGTCTTATTGTTGTTGGGAATTCCATGAAACCCGAGTTTAAGCCGGGCGACCGAATCTATGTAAATCCTGATATACAGACTTTTGATTTAAAAACCGATGATCTGGTAATTATTGCTTGCAGCGGAGATACGGAGGCAACCTTTAAGAAGCTAATCATTGAAGGTGGTGATAAATACTTACAACCTCTTAATCCAGATTGGCCTGAGCAGATTATAAAACTAACAGAAGACTGTCGTTTGGTTGGTAAGGTTGTTGGCCTACATAGAAAGTTTTAAGAAATAAAAGCCGCTATATGCGGCTTAGGTATTCAGGACGACTAATCCTGAATTGCGGGCTAGTAATCCGCTAAAGGTGAGGATGAGAGTAGCGAATGTTTGGCGTATAGGTAGGGCCTAGCGACCAAGCAGGTGTGAGATGCACTAGCAAATCATTTAAGCTGAACGCCCCTCCGGTGTGGCCACACCTTCAGGGCAAGCGCCCGGCATGGCGCTATATAAATACACACACCAATATAAATATTGGTGGGCGCCCGCCAGTGAATTACAAGGTACATGCCATGTTTTCATTGACGTTGCAAAGGACTAAAGATGGCTATACGTTAAGTCTGAAAGTGGATTTCCACCAACTGGCTTTAGCGTTAATAGCGGTCGGATCGTTTTTTGCATAAACCGAGGGGGTGTGATAAGCACCCCCTCACCCATATTTAAAATACATAAAGTTAAAACAGAAAACAAATGCCGCATACCCGAGCGGACCTTGGATCGGGTGGAGGGGAATATGAGTACTGTAGTAAAAGAAAAGGTAGTGCATTATAAAAAGGTGGACTTTCTAAAAGGAGCAAATTTAGGACAATTGTTAAAAGCACAGCTACTTGAAAAAGAATCTTTTTTCTACAAAGCTGCCAATAGACAACAATTTATTTCCGCAACCAAAGATGATTTTATTCTTATAAATCATGCTAGCTCACATCAAAGTATGTTTTTTGGTGAATTAATCATAGTTGAGTCTGGAAAGGCTCAGGCTGTCCTTAGAATTGAGGGAGATGATGCGTCAGAATTTTCAATCAAGACGTATTTAACAGAAGATCTCCCTGATGATGAGGGAGATGAAACGATTGGTGAAACCGTAAGAAAAGAGTTTATTGATAGCGTTCTTTATTTTGGCGTAATAGATAATCATGTAGCTATTATTCAATCAAGGTCGCTTACAGCCCGCACACTGGAGTCGTATTTAGGATGGCTGCTTGGTGAGGCGGCTAAAGTTTTACCTCAAAACAGCGCTCTTATTTTAAAAGACTCTCCTAACCCTGCCGTAAAACAAAAACTTGATTCAACTCCAGCAAAATCAATAGCAATTTCCTCGGGTATAGGCTCTTGTGAAATGCAACCTATACACAATATTGAACAAAACCTTCCAGCCAAAATAGATTATAAAATCGAGGATAATGTGGTAGATGTTCTTAAAACTGCATTTGGCGTGGATTTAGATAAATTAAAACTCGAGGAGAGTCTTGATGATGCAAACCTTAAGCTCAAATTAACACTTACATATAATCGACGGACATCTAAAAGTGGTCAGAAGGTTATTGATTCTGTGGCTTCATCTATGCGTCACAATGATGATTATGTAATCACTCTGGAAGATGGGACAAAAGTTACTGCTGATAACCTGAAAATGAGTGGAAAAATCCCAGTCGAAACAATCAATGATAAAATTTATAACGAAGGTTTGAAGGTTCAGATGTATAATTGGATGACTACCAATATCAACTTTGGTGATTAACATGGCTAAACGCTACTTGCCTTTTTATAATAATGCTAGATTTATATCTCTGGTATTGGTAGCCCTTTTTGCTATTTTTTCAATTACATTCAAATACTTAGATTTAGATATCAATATCAGCATTGCACAGTTTTCTTTTGTTCTGGTGTTACCTTTAAGTCAAATTTTCTTAGCCTATAAAGGCATGTTAGATGCTATGAAGCTTGATGGGTTAAATCAGAGCGAACGAGATAGATTAACCTCAACAATAGATATTCGAAGAAAATCATCCCTTTATGTCGCTATGCTTTTTATCTTTATAGTATTTTGTATGTATATATCTAATTCTATGGGTATTTTGTCTGATAAGTTTTTATTATCCTTAATACTTTCGGTTGGTTTGACTTCAATATTGAGTTGCTTCTTAGCATGGAGTGATTTGCATGAGATATCCCTATTAGAGAAAGACCTAAAAAGCCGTAAAGAATCTAGGGAGGCTAAAGCTAAGGTTTTAAGCAATAAATAACTTTAGTAAAAGATCCCAAACAACCCATCCCTGTGATGGGTTTTCTTTTGTCTATTAAAACATAAAGATGAACAAAAAGTTCAAATAAATGTACTTTTGGTACTTTACATATATGTACTTATGGTTCATTATTGTCTCACAAACAAAGAAAAGCCCCAGCGTTGCAGCAACAACCTGGAGCGTGACCCACAACCAACCTGTGAGTGAGATAAGTATGACAACTAAATCCAATATTCTCAAGTCTGCTATTGCAGCATCAGTCACCGCAGCACTGGTCGCAGTTTATGCGTTCCAGCCTGCTAAAACTGCTGATGAATTAGCGGATCCGCAAATCAACATAGCTGCAAAGCAATACGAAGTTCAAAGCGTGAATTGCAATCAGATCTGTGTCGCTACTGTCAAAGCTGACGATTACAGCATCTATGTCGAGTATGCGTTAGATGATGGCTCGGTCGAGTTCCTGGACATTCTCAATGTCGTACGTCATGAGGAAGCGGTTAATGCCTATGTTGATCGTTATGAGATTGAAAAGATTAATGCTGCGATTGTTGGGGGTGTGAAGTGAAAAAATGCACCTTAAATCCACGCCATAAGTGGTCTTTTATTAAGAATGTTGAGGTTAAAACAGGCTTTATTAGCGCAACAAGGCAGTCAATAAGAATTAGCAAAAAAGGGTTGTTTCGTTGTGAGTGTGGTGCTCGCAAGTATGGTGAATATCAACACACCCCAAAACCCGCAGGAGAAACAGCATGAACACTTACGCTCAATTCTGTGGATGTGGTGCGGCAATGCGTCCTATTCATCACATCGGCAACCAGTCTTTATTCCTGTGCCGTGATGGTCATAGCACTAAGGTAATTGACTGCAAAGTAAATGAAGATTTCACCCGTGATTTGTACTTTTCAGACCTGCCGAGTTTCAAAGTGGATCTGGATATTTCGATTGAAGATAACGTGCTGACTTTTGGTTTGTATCGTCAGATTAGTGAAAACCTGTATGCAACGGCTGATTGTTCAATGGCTGTGTTACCTCACACGATGACGCAAATGCGTAGTCAGAATGGTGACATGCGATATGCCGAGCCGGTGGATATTCATTCTTGGCTTGTGGTGAAGGATACACCTGTGACCTTGCTGGATGTTTGGAATTTTGAAGCCGAGGAAGGTCAGACATTTGCGCTGACCGATGAACAAATTAAAGAATTACAGCGACTTGTGAGTGAGTACGCGGAACAACTATTTGAAGAGGTGGCTTGAGATGAATGCACCAGTAAAATCAGAAAATCAGGTTGCTGAACATGATCCTAAGTCGATCAAGGCTTATGTATCAGATGCAAAGATCCGTCAAAAATTTGAAGAAGTTCTAGGCAAAAAAACTCAAGGCTTCTTGGCCTCAGTGATGCAGGTAGCGAACCAGCCACAGCTTAAAGGTGCTGTTCCGGCAACTGTAATTAATGCAGCAATGATGGCGGCAACGCTTGATTTGCCAATTAACAATAACCTTGGCTTTGCTTACATTGTTCCATACAAGCGCAAGTTTAAAGATGCTCAAGGTAAATGGTCTGAGTCTTTAGAGGCTCAATTCCAAATGGGATACAAAGGCTTTATTCAATTGGCCCAGCGTTCAGGTCAGTTTGCACGTATTGCAGCAACACCAGTGTATGAGGGCCAGTTAATTTCAGCGAATCCCTTGCTTGGTTATGAGTTCGACTGGACCATTCCAAATCAAGGTGAGGCCATTGGTTATGTGGCTTTCTTTAAGCTGTTAAATGGTTTTACAGCTGAGCTCTACATGAGTGCTGCTGATGTGAAAAAGCATGCTGGGAAATATAGCCAGTCATTTAAATATGGCTCTGGTGTTTGGAAAGATAACTTTGAATCTATGGCTCTTAAGACTGTGACCAAGCTGCTGTTATCCAAACAAGCACCACTTTCAATTGAGATGCAGACAGCACAGCTTGCAGATCAGGCGATTGTTCGCGATGTGGAAACTAATGATTTTGATTACATCGACCACAACGAAAGTGTTGGTGCAATCGAAACCAAAATGACCGTTCCAGATGCCGAATTCCCTGTGCTTCTTGAGCAAGTCAAAGCAGGTGCGTTCGAGAAAGACTATGTGTTGAGTGAGTACGCTCTGACAGATGCACAACGTCAGGCTGTGGAGGTGCTGCCATGAAACTATTCCGATGTTCTTCTCTACACAAACTCATTGGTGATGGTCGCTCTAAAGCGGCTGTCATTAGTGACACAGCAAAATCAGCTATTCGCGATGTGGTGAAAGAAGACCTATATGGCTTCCGCTCATTCACTGGCAACCAGTACACAGCCAAAGGCAATCTGCTTGAAGATTTGGCAATCGAAATGTCTGGAAAGATGCGATTCAAGAAGTTCAAAAAGCATGAAGGCCGAGTGAATACAGACTTGATCACTGGTGAATGCGACATCCTGGATTTAAACACGCCAACTATCGGTGACACGAAATGTACATGGGATATTGGAACCCATCCTTTCTTTATGGATGAAGCAATCGAGAAGGTTAAAAAGGCTGGATATGACGTGCAATTGCATGGCTACTTCATGGCTTATGAGGACTGGCACCTAAAGACTTTTGGTAAAGAAATTAAGTTTGAAAGCGGCTTTATTGATTTCTGGCTATTCCCCTGCCCACTTGAACTTACAAAGGATTGGGATGATCGGGAGCAATTAATCGATATGGTTGAAGCCATCGACATTCGCGAGCGCCTAACTACTGTGACCATTGAGCGTGATGAATCAATCATTCAGAAGATCAAAGACAAGATTCCGCACTGTCAGGAGTATTACGCAAAGCTGATGGCTGAACGTAGTAAGGGAGTGAAAGCAGCATGAAATTCTTAAAAATTGAAAACAAGATTTTGAATACCGCTCAGATCGAATCGGTTTGCATAAACAAGGAGACTGTTCGAGTTGATTATCAGGGCGATGAGTCTTTTGGTACGGATGTTAAGGAAGATCGCGGGATTCGGGTTTATATGGTTGGTGCTCATGAAAATTCTTACTTTGTCTTTGAAAGCGAAACCATTGAATCATTCTATGAAAAATTGGTGGCAGCATGAAAATTAAAGAAGGTGGTGGGATGGAAGATAACAAATTATGGGCAGTCAATATTCCCGAAGAACCTGATTCAGAAGCAATTTTATACCCTGTTCCATCAAAAGAATTGGGTGAGCAAGTTGTTCAACGTTTGCGTAAAGAGGCTATTGAGGCATTTGAAATAGTTGGTGAATGCATTGCTGAGGCGGTCACCCTGGAGGAGTGGGATCTTTCCGCTGATGAACATTCTAGATACTTAGAAGAAAACCCTAATTGGTGGGATGAAACTACCTTTTTAGATGATGGGGTGGCGTGATGGATATTGAAAAAATTAAGGAATTGGCTTTAGCAAATGGCTTCAAATTAAAAGAGCAAGCAAGCCGGAATCTGGATTTAAACGCTTATGTTTATGACTTTGCAAACGCTATTGAGCAAGAAGTTAAAGCCCAAGAACATGCAAAATTGAAACTGTTGCTATGTGATGAACACTTGGAAAAATGCGAATCACCTACTGGTATTTTTAACTCCCAATACCCTGAAGAAGAACCTTGTTTGATTTGCTTGGCAAAGGAAGCCAAAGCCCAAGCGGTGCCGGAATGGATTTCAACTTCCGAGCGCATGCCGGATGAAGGTGAGGAAGTATTTGTGCACTACTATGGGCAAATATCTCAAGCAACCAGAGATAAAAAATATTCAGGTGGATTTAAACAAAGAAATTGCTATGGCTGGGAAGCTGTTAGTTCTTATATATCTCACTGGATTCCAAAAAGTATCGAATTGCCTGAGCAATACCATTTTTATTATGAAAACGATGTAAAGCAAAAGGCCATGATCGAAGCAGGAGCCAGCCAATGACTGAAATTCAACAAGCAAATGTCGACAAAGAATTAGAGATCGATAAGCAAGTAAATCTGATGGATCAATTCATTGAAAGTGGTGAATTCGACAAAACTCTGAATGATTTTTTCGAGTTACCCGAATCAGTAAAACAAAGTTTGAAGGAGGTGTTTTGAATGGCTCGTTACACCATCACTGTTGAAGCCGAAAGACCACCTCAAATCATGTTGGGTCAGACTATTGGCGGTGCAACAGTGAAGGAGTTAAAGGAAGTTGAAGTCGAATTGGTTTCAGCTTCTCACTTAGCTCAGAAATACAACTTGTCAGTAACCACGATTCGGGAAAAGTTAGCCCAGATCAATCAAGGTACACAAGGCAAGGCGCTATACAATCCACGCCTTGCACATGACTTGCTGACCACAAAAGTTAAAAGAGGCAGACCGAGAGCGAATTAGCTCTCACTGTCGTTGAACATTTCCACCAGATCTTGAGCGTCTGGATTGTAATAAGTATTCACCAGCATCGAGATGGTTTTATGTCCTGTAATCTTGGCCAACACTTCTACCGGTAATTTCCTCACTTTCACCATTCTTGTAATAGCTTCATGCCGCGAGTCATGGAAGTTGATATGCGGCAGTCCTGCTCTTTTCTTAGCTCGAACCCATGTGGCGCAACATTGATCTTTATCAATTGGCAAAAGTTGATTATTGGTTTTAGGCAGTAATGATAAAAGTCGTTTCGCTTCCTTGGATAATGGAACGTTTCGGGATTCACCATTTTTAGTCATCGGTAAATGCACAAAGCCTTCTTTAATATCCTGTCTTTTCATGGCAAGGATTTCACCCTGACGCATTGCAGTTTCCAAAGCAAACAGGAATGACCAGGCTACATAATGGCGTGATGTTTCAGGTGTCGTAGTTCCGTCCCAGCTTAATGCCTTGAGCATTAAAGCCTGATCTTCCTCAGTGATACGCTGACTTCTTGATTTTTCCTTACCTGGCATCGTGACTGAATGCCAGACATTCGAATCAATCAAAAACAATTCTTTCATGGCATACGTAAACACGGCTGAATAAATTGCGTGTTCATTTCTAAGCGTGGCCACCTTTACTTCTTTTTTTCTATTGTTCCGCCACTCTGCAATATCAGCAGGCTTAAAGTCATAAATAGACTTGTCTGCTAAATTTGGTGCAATTCGATCAAGGTTTTTTATTTTGAAATTGATTGTTCGTGCGGATCGCATGTGTCGACCATGCTCTTGATAGTATTTGGCGCATAGATCCCTAAATGGATAAGCAGGCTTTTCACCTTGTTCGATTGCTTTTTTGTTAGATCGAAGCTCGGACAATTTATCCATCGCCCAAAGCTCACATTCTTTTGCAGAGTCTTTAGTGGTCGAATAACGCTTATTTTGATAAGTCACAGTGATGCGCCAGCTGTTGCCGCGCTGAATCGGTTTGGGTAGTTTCAT